CGATGGGCATGGGTGGCTCCTACCCCAGGTGACTGACTACTCGACGAAGCCGTGCTGCTTGAAGAACTCCGCAGCATCTCGCGGCAGGGTGATCTGCTCGCCGCTCCTGATCTTGTAGCTCCTACCACAGATCTTCGTGCCGTCTACCTTCCCGATCACGGTCACAAGGTCAGCACCTGGCGCACCTGCTGGGGTGGGCCGCGGGGGCTTCACCACAACTGGTTCTGGGAATGGGGGCATCCCTGTCTCCCCGGAACCGCCGACGTCGGTGATCTCGAGGCTTCCCACCTCGTGGGCGAGCCACGCGATGAAAGGACCCTTGTTCACCTGCTTCTTGTCCTCGTCGATGGGCCCGAAGACTGCTTCCGCGGCGTCGATCAGATCCTGGCGCGAGTGTGCGCGAGGGTCCTTCTTCACGTTGGCAACCATCTCCTTGAGCCGGGCAACGGCATCTACCTCTCGCATTTGACACTCCTGAAGTGAGAAAGGCCCCACCACCGGTGAAAGTGGTGGGGCCTGTTAGCGCCAGACAGATGCCGGGCGCGGAGCCCCGCAACGCTGTTTAGGCGTGCACGACCTTCACACCGTACTCACCGTACAGCATGCCGAAGCCCATGATCGTGTACCAGGCGATGCCGTGCTTACGGCCGTAGTCCTGGACACCCGACTCACGCATCTCGACCGGCAGTGCGGTGGCCCAGCCAACGCACATGTCGCCGTAGATGAACGCTTCGTACACGTCGATACCGGCGGCGCCGGTTGCGTCGTAGGCAGCCACGTAGCCCTCGGCCGTCGCACCAACTGCGCCGTTGCCCATGTGCGTGCTCGCGATGAACACCACGTCTTCCCAGCGGCCCAGCTCGCCGTTGAACAGCGCGCGGGTGTTGGCGTAGTTGTTCGCCGAGATCCAGTCCGGGTCGCGCTTGAGGTACGCAGCACCGTGGGGGTGCACGAACCCGACGTAGAAGTCACCGTTGAACTTCGGTGCGTTCGCCGTCTGCAGGATCTCGACCGACCGACGGACAGCCTCGACGTCGAACACGTCGTTGTTGTCGGTGGTGGCGATCGAGGTGGCGTCACCGGCGAAGATGCTGTTCGAGATGCCGGCCCGGAGCGTGTCCCGGATGGCGAGGTCGAGCACGATCGCGTAGTCGCGACCGAGGAGGACTGCCGCCTCTTGCAGCACGTCGTCGTAGCTGAGAAGCAGGAGCTTCTCGGTCACGCTGACGGCGTTCGCATACTCGGTCACGGTGATCGAGGTCTGCGACGCGGACATGGCGCGCTCGGAGATCGACGCGTCTTCCGCGACCACTCCACCCCGGGTGAGGTTGGCGTAGCGCGTGAACGTGACGCTCTGCCCAGGCTGCGCTTGCAGCTCCATCTTCTGGACGGTGAACTCCGCGAAGCGGGCGATGCCCATCGCGGTGTGCTGGATGTCCATCGAATAGACGGACAGCAGTGCCTGTGGAAGTGCGGTAATACCGCCTGCGGTAGATACGCCTGACGTAGCCATTGGATTTCAGCTCCTTGAGGGTTGGGACGGGGAGGTTCAGCCCCGCGATGCAGCCTGCTTGAGCGGGTGCCCCGCGGGTAGCTTGCTGTGCGCCTCTTGGAGCAATCGCGCCCTCGCTTCAGCGTACTTCTGGGGGTCCCGAATCCGACTCAACTCGTTCCGCTGTGCGGGCGAGAGGAGCGGGGCCAGTTCCTTGGTAGCGGCGTCGTCCGTCGGTGCAGCCGAGCCCATCGGCAAATCCTTGCCGAGTTCCCTTGCTACATCCTCTCGGATCTTGGCCTTCGCTTTTCCCAGTAGTTCCGTTTCGCGTTGGCGCGCCCGTTCCACGGACGCATCGATCTCCTCGGGGGTAGAGCCGGAGACGAGTTCGACGAGTTCGATCCCGGCCTCGCGTACCTTCTTCTCGCGGTAGAGCTTCAGCTCCAGGTCCGCGACACGTTGGTCCGCATCGGTCTTGATCGTGATCATCTGGTCGTCGCGCGTCTTGATCTGCCCTTCGAGGTCGGACAACCGACGTTCGATCCGCTGCGTTTCCGTCAGCGTCGAGTCGTCTTTGTCCTTGAGCTTCGTCTTCAACTCGTCGGCTTCTGCCTTGAGCTTGGACAGCTCCTTCTCCTGTTCTCCCAGTTCCCCCTTGAGCTTACTCAGCTCGGGGTACAGCTTGTTCTTCTCCTCCGTCCGCACCTTTTCGAGAGCCCGGGTGTGGTCGTCCTTCGAAATCATATCGAGGGCGGGCACCTTGGGATCGGGGTTCGGCGTGGTCGTAGGTGAAGCGCCCTGTGCGGGCGTTGTCGGTGTCGTGGTCTGTGTCGAGGCCATGTCGGTAGTCATGTTGTTTCCGGGTCTTCCGGGGAGGTGGGTTGGATCAGGCGGAGTTCACCTGACGGGTTGATGTTCAGACGAGACCGTTGTTCTGCGCACCGCGTCCGGGGACTCGGCGATGCAGTCCGTCACCGGAAGCGTCGTTGGCCGTCTCGGTAACGGCGCCCTTGACGGTCTGCTCGCGACCGCGGGGGGTCATGTTCGTGCCGACGGGCAACTTCCCGGTGGGGCCCCGGTCCTGATCTGTTTGGCCGCCGTTGCTCGGCAGCGGTGGCTTGGCGGAAGTGGACATCCGATCACCTCGTTGTGGTTGCGGTCTACACGACCAGATTGATGCAGGCAACCCCGCACCAACCGGAGCATATCACCACATCATCTTGTACGTGCGGGGAGCGACTCACACGATCAGGGGCTCGAGGAAGCACATACAACTTGCGTGCGGCAACTCCGGCACATCGTCGACCGGGTAGAGCCCTTCGAGGTCGACACCGGACGAATCGATCCCGGCGCGGCGCAGCAGCGTCCGTATCCCAGGATACACCGCCATATTCAGCTCTTCGCAGAACTCCACCCTGTCCCGAAAGATGTGCAGGTCCGACAGGCGGCGATAGGCGAATTCCACGCCCGACTCCGTCATCACCTGCGTGTCGGCGTCCACCGCCTTCCGTACCGCGTCGGCGACGAAAACCCGTGTCATGTCCCGCAGCATGGAACCGGCCGGCGTGCGGTCCCCGCCGAGCGGTGACGCGGCGCGATCGAAGATCTTGTCGCGGTCTTTGTCGTTCCCCCTCGTCGAATCGAGCACCTCGGTGACACGGGCGATCTGTTTCTTTCCGATCGACTTCACCCGTTGCTTCGTGGTGGCGCCGTAGAACTTCTTGTCCGCGTCGGCGACCTTGGTGGCGATGCTCTTGACCTTGGCGCGGTCCACGTCGAAGCCCTTACGCTCGAGGAACTTCGCGGTTGCCTCCGCGTTGGCACGTGTGCCCTTGGATACCGTGATGTCGAGCCGATCCGCGAACTTGGCCAACGCGTCGTCGACCATCGACTGGATGGCCCGCTCGACCCTGCGACGCGACGCCGCGGTGAGGGTGCCGTCCTTCCGGTACACGAGGGCGGTCGCGATCCGCCTGTCGAGCTTGTTCGCGAGCGTGGTCTGCTCGGACACGAGGCGCGAGACCTGCGAGATGATCTCCACGCGGTAGGCACGACGGAGCCCCGCGAGGGTCTTGTCGGTGGCGCCGGAGAGGTACTTCTTCTCGGCAGAGGTGAGCTTGCGGGCCAATGGTTACCCCCGCTCGTCCATACCCTCGTCGTCCGTCTCCTCGTCGTCGTCGCCGTTCACGGCACGATCGGCGATCTTCTGCCCCTGCGCGTCGGGGTTCGGGCGCTGTGGGTTCGGGTTTCCACGCCCGTCGTCGGTGTCACCCTCGGGGAGGAACTTCCCGACGTCGAAGTCGTTCTGCGCGGACGCGCGCTGTTCCTCGCGCCACTCCGCGAGGATCTGGTCAGCTTCCGTCTCCGACACCCCACCGGCGATCAACTCGCGACGGCGCGTAGACAACCCGGCGGCGATCTTCCGCACGGACGTCTCGAGCGCGTTCGCCTCGTCGCGCGGCAGGGGACTCCCGAAGACGATGTCGGTCATGTACCGACCCGGAGCCCCGAGCTTGACCATCTTCGCGAGGAACTCTGGGTCCTTCAACTCGATCGCCTTCAGCATGAGCCGGTTCACGTGCCGCAGTCCCGCACTGTAAGTGCGGACCTTCACGTTCCGTACTTCGAGCATCGGCATGAACGCCATCGCGATCGTGGCACCGCTCGTCCCGGTGATCTTGAAGTCCCCGCCAAGCGCCGCCTTCGGCGTGCCGGACAGGTTGTAGATCGAGTCCATGATCATCTCGAGGAACCGGTTCGACGCGGCGAGGTCCCCGGACAGCTCGAGGTTCTTCGCGTCGGCGTCGGCGGGAATCGACCAGATCTTGCCGGCCCCTGCCTCGAGTTCGCTCACCCGCGCACCCTTCAAGATGGTCACCGGGGAGCCGTGATACTCGATGGCGTCCTTGATGTCGGTCGCCGTCTCGTTCACGAGCTTCTGCAGATCGCACAGGACGTGCAGGTCCGAGATCCCGTACGGCTCACCGGCGATCGGGTAGTTCACGACGTGGATGACGTTGATCTCGCCGAACACGTTCGGTGTGGCTCGTACGAGCGTCTCGTCCTTCCACAACTCGATCGTCTGGGGTGTGATGATCTCGCGGTACAGCACGCTCGTGCGTGTCTGCCTGTACCCGCGCAGGGTGAGCTGCTTCGCGTTCTCGTACTCCTCCCAGTAGATCGTCATGCGGGTCATGCGCCGACGACCGCCGGATCCCGCGTACTCGGGGTAGCAGAGCTGCGACGGCAGCACCTCGACCCGTGGGACCATCTCCTGCTCGTCCCAGAACACGCGAAGGAACACGTCGCCGGCCACGGAGCCCGACTGTCCGTACTCGAAGTTGAAGAGGTCCTTGTCGTTCATCGCCCAGACTTTGTCGAGGCGGTGCTTGATGAAGCTCCGGTCCACGTTCTCCGGGTTCGGCGTCTCCGGGTCGTCCGGGATCTTCAGCTCCCATCCGCTCTTCATCAGGAAGTTGACGTGGACGTCGGCGATCCTGCGCCCGTAGTTGATCGTCACCAGCGATTCTGAGTCCGGGTCGCCGCCCTGCCCGCGTTGGTAGTTCCAGTGGTCGCCCTTGTAGACGCGCCAGTATTCCCGGTACCGCTTGATCCGCTCTTGATCCTGCGTCCCGAGGTTCACGATCTCGACGACGCGCCCACCGGCTTTCGCTCCGTAGATCGAGTTCTCGAGGACGCTGCCGGCCATCTACCTACTCCCCGCTCGGGTGATCAACAAAACCGTCGACCGTCTGCCCAGGTAACCGGGATCGTACATCAACCACGGAACCACGCACGGGCGTCGCGCATCTTCTCGCGGCGTGGGTTCTTGGTGTAGAAGGGGTTCTTCTTGCTGACCTCCACTTCTTGGAGGACCGAAGTTGATTGTGTGCCATATAGCGCGAGCATGAGGGAGTCCGGGTAGTCGTCGTGCATGTCCTTCACACGGCGCCCCCCGCTCGCCCTCTTCGGCGCTTCGACCACCATGTACTTTCCGCGCCAACCCTTCTCAAGGTCCTCGAACTGTTGCTTGAACCGTTTGAACTTGGTCTGTTTCGCGACGACGTGCCCCGCCGGGTAGGTCACCCGGCTGTGCTTGACCTCCTGCTGTAGGAGCGTGTAGCCCTGGTGCTTGGTCGCCTGGTTGAAAACGAAGGCCACGACCGGCACGTCGTACACCTTCAGCTCGGCGCGGAGGCGGTCGTAGATCGGATCGCCACGTCCGGTGGCGTCCACAACCACGCAGTCGAGACGGTAGTTCTTCAGGAAGTCGACGATCTCGGGGTACTGCTTCTCGTGGTCGTCCCCGTGCAGCTCGAGCCAGTTGGCCACGTGGCAGAAGTAGACGGTCTTGTCGCCGACCTTGACCGGGTTGTCCCACCACACGCGGAGAATGGTGATGACCGTGCTGTCGCCGTCGCGCCCGATGTCGATCCCGGCGACGTGCCGGTTCTTGCTGTCGAAGGTCACGAGGTTGGCCGAGCACATGAACAGGGAGACCTTCCCGTGTCCGAACGACCTGCGCAGCAGCCTGTTCTTGCGGAGCCCGCACTCGTTCAGCTCCTCGGAGGAAACGAAC